AGTAACCCACTTGCGTTTTGACCTATACCTCTTATTACATCTGTAAATGGATTATTCACTAATATTATTTAGGTTTGTTATATAATGTAAGGGTACCTTTAAAAAATTCTTTTTTACACTTATATTTTTTAGATAATGATATCCAAACTTTTTGAGCTTCATCACTTGCACTATGAAAACATGTTTTTAAAGAACCTTCACTTTTAATTACATGTTCATATAAACATTTACCATAACCTTTACCTCTAAATCGGTGTTCTATAAAAGAAGAACCGACAAAAAGGTAATCGTCTTGCTTTTTGTCGGTATATACTGATAAACAACCAGCTCTAGAACGTTTGACGTTCTTTTTTATATACATTACATATTCAGTGAAGGTCGGTCCCTTATCGACCTCGAATATAACCTGTGTCATAAATCATATTAACGTCGTCTAAAGTAATGGTAAGCCATTGTTGCAGTAAATGTAACAAACTGACCACTACCTGATGAAATGTTGTACGTTAAATCTCCAACATTTCTTACTGAAGCCCCAACTAGTTGGTACTGAGCAATTGCATCTAACTGAGTATCTAATTCAACTAAGTCGATAACAGCAGATTGTCTTGGTGCAAAGTAATTACCGGTACTAGTTGCATCATCAAAGATATCTCGAGACATATCTTCAAACTTCTGTCTAATTTGTGAGTTTTGATCACAATAAAAAGCGAGACTATAACCTTCACTACCTGGGTAAGTTGCATTTCCTGGAACATTAAATGTTAATCCCATGTAAGGTACCGGTACATTTGTTATTGTTCTACCCGGTAAATTAGCAGCAGTACAGTATACAAGATCGTCTTCATCAAAAGTAACGGTGCTAGCACCGCCAGAGTCTATACTTAAGACCCTGAATTGAAAATCTCTTGCGAAATCACGTTCTACTGCTACTCTGTAAAAATCAGAAATTGTTTGACGTACGTCTGGCATATCATTATTTATGCTAACTAGTCATCTTTTGATAAAAAAAGCCAGGCCTTTCGACCTGGCTTAGACTGTATAGCTTGTGCGACTTCTTATCCTACTATTTCGCTGAAGTCCTGGCCAGTCCTTGTAGCGTAGAAGTTCACCAAAATAAACTCAGCAGCTCTAACTGGTTTCAAGTAAATGTCTACTACCAATTCGTTCGCATCGATGACGTCTGGCGTATTATTACGTTCGTCGCAAACAATGAGATAATCATATAGGCCTTCATTGTTCTTTGCATCTTCGAAGATTGGGGTTAGAACGTTTATGACGTTAGTTCTGGTAAACAGGGTATTTGGCTCGAAGACAAAATACTTGACTGTTTCCCTTGTACGTTTTTCTAAGTAAAGGAACAAACGACGAACATTTACTCGGTCAAACGCACTTGGTTGGGTCTGTAATGTCTTCTGACCAAAAATTACAAAACCTTCACTAGGGAAGAATGCAACTGGGTTAATATTAACCTGATCGTATAACTGATCACGCTGCTTTTGATTAGGATAAAGAGCAATGTCATTAACTCTAATCAACCCTCTTGTGAAGCCAGCTGGTGCATACCAAGGAGCAAAATTAGCATCTGTTCTTGCATAATTTGCTGCAGCAACACCAGAGAATGGAATCCAAATCTGACCACCAACACCTCCATCATATACTTGAGCGTATGTTGCATATGCAGCAGCATAATTCGTATTAATCAACGAATAAAGTTGCTTCAACGGTGTTAAGATATTAAGCGGGAATGTCTGACCAGGTACGTTAATACCTTTAGTATTATCTCCCGTTACCAATATCTGTCTCAATGGATCAGAAATGTAAATAAAATCTTTTCTTACATTTTCTGCAAAGTTAATAAACTTAGTTTGAATTGTATTCCATGCACTTCTTAGATTAGATGCATTTGTTGTCAACTCAATACCAGTTGCAGATAACTCGTTAATACCTAAAACACTATCTCTATCATCAAAATAGTCATTGTTACTAGTATTATTTGTTGTAACAGTTGTGTAATTGACTGTAGTGTGAATTGTACCTAAGCCTGCTTCAGGAATAATATCTAAATCAAACAAGTCAATATTTGCAATTCTATCAAAAACACGATCTAACTTATCAGGTATACTACCAATCTTATTATTACTTGCTTTAGTAGTACTATACTTAGCAGCTGGTAATGCAGCAGCTTCTCCCATGTTGTACGTTGTACCGTATGTATTAAGAGAAGAATCTTTAATTGCAGTGCCATTAGCTACCTGAGTTACGTCATCTGACGTTAACCCGACGATTTGCAAATACGTTGCATCAGGATGACTACCTGTGTAAACGTTATTAATTAACTGATTGTTTATAACTCTAACACGTCTCTTAGGTGTACCATCATCGTTAAGTTCAGCGCCATCAAACCTACCAGAAATATTAGGGTTAATTTTAACCGCCATATTAACACTGTTATTTTGTAATATCTGAGGCAAGTAGTAACTAATTGGTTGACCACCGTTAGGGCTGTTAATTTGTCTGTAATAATCAATACTACCAAAATAACCTTCCTCTAACACATAATCAAGTTTAGTTACTTCAGGTGAAAAGACCGATTGACGTAATTTGTATAAACCAAATACCAAAGTATCATCAAACTGTGCTTTGTTAATTTCAAACGTAACAATACGTTCCTGTGTCTGAGAAATATTAGCAGGAACAGCTTCTGAATTATAATCAGCTGATAATTTGAAGTTTAATCTACTTTGAGGAATGTCAGTTAATGAACTATATTCTTGTACCGTATCTGTTTCATTCTTAGATGCTGTAAATCTAACAATATCGTCATAGTTTGTAGAGGCGTATAAGTTAGTATTATCAACAATAGACGTATAATAACCTTCAAACTTCTGATTAATTGTTGTTTTAGCAGTATTAAGAACAATGATACCAGCTCCGTATAATGATTGTAATTGATCAGCTACCGAATCTTGAGTATTATCTACTGTAAATGTACCTGCAACAGCTGGTGTATCACTCCAAGTAATCGCAGAATCATCGATAATACCTGTAAATTGTTCTTGTGATAAAGTAACAAACGTCGGTTTACCAATACAGTAAATTACGTTATCACCGGCAGATGCAGGTGAAAATTGTGAATCTGTTTGACCTTCATAGTACTGAATGTTTGCAGAAAGCATACCAGCTTCAGTACCAGCTCTAACTTTATCGTAAGCTGTCTTATTAATAGGTACTACTGGGTAAACAGTTGCAAAATATTTGTTAGTAAAACCTTCACCAAGATTAGTACCATATGGTAATCTGTTTACTAAAATATTTGCTCTACTATTAAAAGATTGAGCCACTGTGTGGTAAAAGTATCGTTCAGCTGGGTTAGTTGGTTGACCGTAAATCTGAGTAAATTCAGATAAACTAGATACTTGTACAATTTCATCATTAGGTCCTTCCGGTGCGAAACCTGTAATAAAGATATTTGTCCCAATTTTATCTGCAGGACGCAAGGACAAATCAACTTCATTGATTTCCACACCTGGACTTTGTATAGTTCTCCGTGCCATATTGATATTTATGCATTTTTAGATAAGAAATTCTAAAATGCATTTTTTAAATAAATATATCAGACTTGGAGAAGTTTAACAGTAAATTGACTGTAAGCTAAGGTAAATGAAGATTCAATCTCACCTGGGTCTCTATAAGAATAATTGATACCTCCTAATCTTGTAGGAAAACCTTTAGTGAAATCAAATTGAGCAACTTTCTTATTATATTCATCTAATGCATAGATAGTAAAATTAGCCATATAAAGATCTTCTACAACAGTACCGTCTTTATAATCTTTATCTGGGTTGAAATAACCCTTATAATCATCTTGCATTTTATCAAGCCATTTATATACAAACCAATAATTACTAAATCTATTATCAATAGTAAAATTTACTTCAATTGGCGGGTAAGTTGGTCTATTATGGCTAGTTACGTGTAAATTTTGACCTGAATATCTAACCTCTACCTCAGGAACACTTACTTCTGGTATGATACTACCGTAAATCGAAAACTGAACTGCATCGGGATTCACGAATTTATTTTCTCTTACGGTTTTTGACACGTCATCTCTCAATACTTTTGGTGTCGGTACTACCAACACAAATTTATCCTTTCTTTCCTTATTAAAAGGTGACTGTGTATAATTTGTTGACATTTAATATATTTAAACTAACCAAGAGTTAGAAGCAGGTGTAAAAGATCTTTGTGTTTGAAAGTCATGAACTCCAACCCAACCGTTTTGTTTCATCCAAGATAACTCAGAATTATCATCTAACCCCATTTTTTCGTTAAAAACTATAGTATCTAACTCTTCTTCTTCGTTATCTTCACCCCAACCAAACAAGTTTTTGTTAAGGGAACCACCGTAATCGTAGTCATACCGTTTTAGTTCAGCAGGTCTACCGTTATTATCATAACGTAAAACCTCAAAATAACGTTGAATTACATCATTATCTAATATTAATAGAGCCCAACCTAGTGACATAACACGGTCATCCATCATATCGATACCGGGTTTGGCAGCCCACTTACCATTAGGATACTTAATAAAGTTTTTTATCTCAATTAACGTCTCTAATTCCCGAATATTAACTGATTGTAACTCATTTATAAAGTATCTCATGTTCATCACACATCTATATTTGGTATTTGTGTGAGAAATTACACCTAATCTATTGTTTTTTGCTTTTCCTTGACCCGCTTCAAAAGAAACTATATTACCATAACGGCAAGTATGATATAAATGGTCAACTACTTGAGCTCCGCAACTATTTCTTTCAATTAATGCAGGAGGACTACCCCATTGTAACAATATTTCATGTAATTTACTAGTAAAATTAAAAGGATTTATCGTATTACTCCAATATGTTGCTACTTGCTCAATATTACTAAGATCTTTTATGTCTAATATTTGAACTACACTAGCATTTTGATGAACACCTTCAGCAATATCAACCCCTGCTACATATAATCCATTATCGTCTGGTTGTCTCCAAATTTTATAATTGTTTTCATCCATAACGATTTTAGGTTTTTGACAATTAACTTTGAGATTTTCAAATAACTCTTCATTAATAGCCATTTCCCCAGATGAAATAAACTGACAGTTAAACTCTTGATTGAAAGCTTCTTCACTACCGATAGTACGCATAGTTTCAAACTTCCATTTTTCATCTCTACCTGGTACTTCATCCCATAAAATTTTGTCATAACCCCAACCGTTTTTATGTTCAATAGCACCATTCCAAATTTTATAGAATAAGTTATCAGTACCGTTAGCGGTAGAAGCGATAAAGATTTTAGACTTTTTCGATGATGAAATTACAGGAAAAACAGATTTCCAAAACTGATCTACTAAGTGAGGTTCAATAAATGCTAACTCGT